TTTACTGCTAGCGTTCGTTGTGGTTTTGATACATTTTCTGATACAGATTTGATTTCAGCGGAATATAATACAGTATCATCATTAGATTTACGAATATACAACATATTATCTCCAAATTTTTCTTGTGAAACTACGGTTTTTTCTTTACCACGTATTATAAAGTATCCTCCATTATCTGAACGACATTCTCCCATTGTATGTCTTACTTCAGCTGGTAATCCAGATAATACACAATAATCAGATTGAACCATAATAGGAAATCTACCTAATAATACTTTTTCAATAGTTACACTTCGTGCTTGTTTATTTTTGGAAATCATAGATTTATCAGTTAAATCTCGTATAAATGCGGTTTCTTCTGCACTAATATTATCTGTTTTTCGTTTATTACGTTTTTTGGGAGCTCCTCCTTCGATTTCATCTTCAAATTCTTTGCTTTCTTCAATTTCTAAATCAGCATAATCTATATCTAATTCTTTAAAATTTTTAAATTGAATATCTTTGTCTTGAAGACCTCCTGTAAATAATTCTTCAGGACCTACTAATATAGGGTTTTCATTTTCATCAAGTATATTAACGTATTCAATATCAATATCATAATGGATCGTCATTCCATATGTCATATTTCGAAGTCTTGCTTCATTTGGAAACATATAATGTGTATTATTTTCATCATATATAATCGGTTTTCCAAAATATATTTTATCACCATTTTTTCCACCAAAATACATAGTGCACTGAGATTGATATTCATTTAAAGATTCATTAAATTTTGTTTTTATTGTTAATGGTTTTTTATCTTTAAAAATTTGAAAAATACCAGTTTTAAAAAACTGATTGTATGACTCAATATGGTGTCTTACTAAATTTTGTGGGTTGTCATGAAAATACTTATCTATAATCTTCCAAATCGTTGAATTATCCATAACAATGTAATATATACATACCAGCATATATATTTATACAATTTTAGAACTATATTTATTGAAATTATTATCTTTGTAAAATGTATAAATATGGATAATCTCCTAGAAACTCTTTTCGGTCCTCTTGATAAAGAATACTGTGCTTACTTTCACATCCTTTCTATGATCGGATTTATTCTTTTAACTCTTCTTGTTATATCTACTCTTATTGTTGGATTTTCTGGTAAAAAGGGTATGGGGTTTTACTTAGAAATGTTAAGTATTGCTCTAGGATATGCTATTTTCTACTTCCAAAATAGACTTTTACATAGTATGTGCGTCGCTAGCGCATAAACTAAATCTTTAGCATATAATATAAAACTACGAATGGATATTTTATATTATAGTAATTATTGTCCTCATTCTCAGAAAGTATTACAAATTTTAGTAAAAGGTAATTTAAGCGATAAATTAAGTTTCATATGTATTGATAAGCGAACTAAAGACGCAAAGACTAATCAAACGTATATTAAATTAGAAAATGGTAGTTCTGTAATATTACCGCCTAATGTTCAGAGCGTTCCTTCTTTATTATTAATAAAAAATAATTTCAAAATATTACAAGGTGATGAAATAATACAATATTTTCATTCTGATATTAAAGAACGTTCTAATAAGGCTACTAATTATAATGGAGAACCACAAGGCTTTCATTTAATGAAAGCAAATGGTGGCACAAATGTAACATCCGAACAATATACAATGTATTCTATGACACCAGATGAATTAAGCACTAAAGGAAAAAGTAGTAATAGACAAATGTATAATTATGTATCAGCTAGTGAAAACATCCATTTGATACAAACACCAGAAGATAAATATAAACCAGATAAACTATCAAATTCAGTTACGATAGATAAATTACAACAACAGCGAATAGATGAATTAAATGAAGTTATGCCTAATAAACAACCATTTGGACAACATATCTAATTTATATTAAAAACAATATAAAATTATATCATAATAATTACTATAACTAATATGAGTGATAAATCAACTCTTTCGCGTGCATTTAACCAACATTTATGTGAGTTTTTAGACGATATCGGGCGAATTGTTCCCGATAGTTCAGATATTACAACCGCAAAAACATCTTTTGAAACTATTAAAAAGGCTAACCCTTCTCTTTTAGTAAAAGCATGGCAACAAAAAGTTTATACTCCATATAAAGATATTATAGATTCAGGTAATATTACTTTCTTTGTTGAAAAGGATTATTCATCAGATCTCAGCTCAGTTTCTAATTCTGATAATATTATGAAAATGATTGATAAAATTAGAGATCCTATCCGTAATATGAATGATACTAACAAGGACCATTGTTTAAAATATATTCAAAATTTAAGTAAAATCTCAACAGCTTATGCTAGTATGTAATTATGTATTATGAATAGTAATAATTTTAATTATAAATATAATTTCTTTTCAAATATGTTTTGATAAGAAATAATCATTTAGATAGAATATCTTTTAATATTATATGATATGGAAACATCTAGAGAAAATAAAGAAACAATAGAAAATATTTCAATTGACAGTATTAATAATTTAAATGAATATTCAATTCAAATAGAATTAGGTGATATTGTTGAAATAATCGCACCATCAAATACAGAAATACACGAGACAACAGGTATAATTTCTTATAAAGATTTACAGCAACTGCATATTATAAGTATTTCAACCACAAAAACAATTGTTTTAAAAATAAATGAAGATGGTTCATTAAGTGATGAATCTATAACTAATATTCATATACTTAATAAAAGTGAAGAAAAGGGATTTGCTAGACAAAATAATTTATTACCAAAAACATGGGTTGATATACATTTTGGTGGAGAGATTCCAACAATAATAACAGGAGAAATTACAAATTTAGAAGAAGATATGATAGAAATAACTACGTTTCCAGATATAGTTACTATTTATTTAAATTTTGGATATAATGGTATTCCACAAAATTTACCTATTGAACAGATTAATATTCGTGCAAAACCGGATATATTGAAAAATGTGCCATCTTTAGCTATAGTTCGTCAAGAGTTGGAAGATGGAGAAATATTTGATCCTGTTAATTTTCAGCAAGAAGACAATGCTACAATTGAATTTACAGAAACAGGTGAATCTATTATTAATATACCAGATGATGGTATTGAAGAAGAAAATATACGCGAAAAATTACAAGAATTATATATAGACGCAAATTCTATTATATTTGGAGAAAGCTTAGAAGGAATTGCCCAAGCTGTTGAAATACCTGAACATGAAAAAAGATATGGAATAGAAGAGCAGGTAAATGATTTGATGGATGAATTATTATCTACTATTCCAAATAATAAAAGAACTGCAAAGGTAATGAATAATATATATTTATTAATTGATAGATTCAAAGATCTTAGATTATTATATTCTAAATTTGATGAAAACCAAAATATATATGATATTGATACGAAAGGTGCTCATTATAAACCATTAGTTGAAAAAATTTATAGAATAAATACACAGTTAAAATGGATAATACCTATAGTTGTTAATAAAAAACATATCTATACTAATGAAACTATAGTTGAAACATCTGATGTTATATACGAAGAAGAAAGTAGTGATTTAATTAGATTATCTAATTTACAAAATTTATATTTTCAAAATTCAAATAATAATCAATTATCATATGAATCTTTAAATAGACGCACAGATTCTATATTAAAACCGATTTCTAATCCAACTAATTATAATTATTTTGAACCACAAGATGTATTAACAAATATTGATGTAATTGTAGATAATCTAAATGAATTTAATTCTACAGTATATAATAACAGTAATATACCTATAAGAACCAGAAAATTTCTTATTCAAAGATATAATCTTGGATTATCGTATATTACAAAAGAAGATTTGAAGTCAGGTAAATCATTATATGTAAGAAGACCTATGACTTCTAATGATAACATCGCGGTAAAATCAGTTCTTGTTATGCCAGAACCTGTTGTTAAAATGTCATCTATTAATTTACCTACTAAAAATATATTAGATAAAGCGAATTTACATGAAAATTATCGTTCTATTTTTCGTTTATTAACTAAAAATACTGATATTACAACTCATGTTATTACAGATTTATCTAAAGAATATAATTATGAATCAAGTGACTTTTTATCAGGAATACATGAGTTTATATTAAGTCCTGAAATATCAGATGAACAAAATAATAGTGATAAATTCAAACGTTTTTTGGATGTTATTATACCAAAGACACGAGATATAATAAATATTATAAGAAAACACATCAAAAATAAGTTGTCCTTCATAAGTGTTGTAAAGGAATTAGAATCTTTTATGATTTATCCATCTGATATTAGTTATAAACAATATAATGAAATAAAGATGTTAATTAGAGATAAAATTAAAGATTTAAAGGTATTATTATCAGAACGTTCAAAGGATTTTAACAAATTAAAAAATTATAAATATAATGTTCAAAAAAATACAAATCCTTTATTATTATTGATAAATACATCATTGGACTTTTCTGATACTTTTTTTGAAAGTTATAAATTATTGGCTAAAGATAAAAAAGAAACTAACTTAACACCACAAGAATTGTTATTACATATGAATTCTAGCGATAATAGTAATCTTTATACTAATATTATAAATTCCATTTTAATATCATTAATTACACCAGAGAATATGACAAATGCTTTAAATAAACCAAACATTGATGATTTAACAGATAATGAAAAAATAAAAGCAAAAGATTGTTCGCAACGTGTATTAACAAAAAAATACACTTCTATGAATGAACTACAAAAAGATAATAACAATGATGAGGTTTTTTATGATAAAGAGTATGATAATACACCATATGATTTATTAGAAAAATATAAAGAAGATCAAGAAAAATTAACACCCGATTTATTCCATGAATTTTTAATGGAAAATTTAATTCATAAACATGATTGTCCAAATGATGACGCAAAACAAGTTGCTAGTGATATTATATTTGGTAAGAAGTATGTTAAGACAGGAGAATACGCTATGTTAGAAATAAAACCAACATTACAAGATGGTAGAAATTTAGATTCTTTATCAGACAAACAAAAAGAATCAGTAGATATAGAACAAGATATTCGTAAAAAAGTAAGTTATTATAGAAGAGTTAAAGATAATTGGGTTAGTGATAATTCTATTGATGAAGAAATATTTATGGATACAGCTACATTATTTTGTAATATAAGTAAAGAATGTTATAAAAATACTAAAAATAATATTTGTGAAAGTACAGAACAAACAACTAATCGTTTAAAAACAGAGCAACAACAAAAATTATTATCAGAATTTGATAAGAGATTTGAAATTACATTGGAAGAGTTAGAACAAAAATTAGAAGATAATATTGCTTATCATTTAAAAATGTTAAATAAAACTAGTATGTTGAAAGAGATACAGTTATATAAAGCAAATAATCTAGCATATAATATTGGTATGTTAGCTAATAATAGTGATATATTAGTATCATCACATATCGAATTAAGAGATTTAATAATGGGGCAAGATAATTTTACAAAAAAACAATCAGATATCATTAAATTTTGTAGATTATATTGTAGAGAACCTCTAGAAAGCATAAATGAAGATAATAATTGGTTATATTGTTTAGATACAAATACAAAATTATTCCCAAAAACTATTTTGATATTAGCTAATACATTTATTAATAATAATAATTATAATGAAAAGTTAAATCAATTATGTCATACACATGGCGTAATCGATGGAAATAATATTGTTGATAAATATACAGGATATACCTTACGTAAGTTAGATTTTAGTTCAGAGGAAGGATTTGATGAAAAAGGATTTATGATAAGCAGTCGTGATATTATGGAAAGAGATATAGGAACGGTTGTAATGGAATCACTTGGGAAAAAACCAAAACGTGTATTTGAGAATAAAGTAACTGAAACTATATATAATATATATTCTACACTAGCATCAAATATAGACATAAATGTTGATGGAATAGATGAATTTATATTAAGAACATCAAACGAAATAATTAATAAAGATATCATATCAGAAGCAACATATTTGAAAAAATCAAAAAAATATGAAAAAGAAAAGGGAAAACCATTACCACCATATCAAGACTATTACAATGAAATTATGATATTAATTATATCTAGTATATTATTTGTAGGAATTCAAACATCAATACCTTCATATCAGCCTACAAAAACTTTTCCTGGTTGCGTTCGTTCATTAACAGGATATCCATTAACAGGAGTTGAAGATACTACAGGAATTAAATATATATCATGTGTATTAAATAAAATAAAGAGCAATATTTCTCCTTGGAATTCTATTAAAAAAAATAAGGCTGAAACATTAGCCGCAAAAATACAAGATATTATCAGTAAGTATATCTTAAAACGAAATGATATTGAAGAATTGTATATTAAAAAGAAAGAATATCTAATTTTAAATCCTGATGTTACAATTCCAAATGAACATAATATTATAAAATGGACACATTTTTTACCACCTATTGTTCAATTTTCAGTAGCAAGTTCATTACGTGGTGTTAGTAATGATTTTCAAAAAGAATTTAACAATTTATTAAGATTAGGAAATAAAGACCAATTTAAATCAATTTCTGTCTTTAAAAGTAAAATAAGTCAATATTCTTATGGTATTATTGAATATATAAATCATATTGTTAGAAATAAGGATTTACTATTAAAAACTTCTTCAAAAATACCTTTTCTTGAAAATGCTTGTTGCAATGAAAAATCACTAGTTAATCCTATAGTATATTTCAATGAAGAAAATGAAAATATTAAGATAGCTATAAATGTAGTATTAAAAATATCTGCCATTTTAAAGGATATAGATACTTTATCTAGACCACCTTTACTATATCATCCCGACTTTACTGGTATAAAATATTCAAACGTTACTAGTGGTGATATTGAAGAATTGATATATTCTACTATAATTTACTATTGTAATTTTGATAGAGACCTTCCAGTTCCAGACAATTATAAAATAGTATGTTCTGAAAAACCATCAGGATATGATAGTAAATCGTCTATGTTAAATAAAATAGAATTTCTTAAGAAAAACGGAAAAAAATTTACTGAAAATGATTTTCATAAATTAATGAAACTGGTTTTTGAAAAAAATATGGTATCTACCGATGATATTGAAAATATTAATCAAGTAACTATATTTAAAGAAATTATAGCAAACTTAGAACGGTCTAGTTCTAGTATTATTGAAGAACCTTTACGAAAACATCTATTGAAAAATTTAAATAAATATGATCCGAAAAAAATGATTAATGAGAAGTCAGAAGAATTAAAATCTTTAAATAAATATTTAACACGAACAAATACTTTATTATTAAAAGAAATAAATGAATTCTTAGATAAACATGGTAATTTAAGTGATACTAATTTTAAAAAAATACAACAATTTTTGTATAATATTACTAGTTGGTCATTTACAGAAAAAGATACAGATGATTATTCTGACTCTGATTTATATACAATTATTCAATTTATAAAAAATTCTGCTTTTTCGTTTAGTAATATTTATCCATCAGCATTATTAAATGAAGAACCATTTTATTATAATATTCCCAAACACTGGGGTGTTAGCCAGTTTCATAAACAAGATATTATAAACTTTATTAAGAAATACTATGAAAGGTTGAATAAATTTACATCAGATAATATATTAAACCGACTATTAGTAGAAGTAAAAAAACAATTATCTACAATATCACTATTCATGCAAAATATTCCTCTTCATACAGATATTAATAAGAAAAATGAAGAAGGGTTATACACATCATATCATTCTATATTTGATAAAGATACTGTATATAAGTTATTTTCTTACTGTTTTTATTCAATAATATACGAATATATTATCTTATCAAATGATAAAGATTTGTTAAGAGCTGATGTTGAAATAAGTAAGTTGGATAAACGTAATAATATTGAATATATGAAAAATACTTCAAATTCATTATATTCAGAAAATGAATTAACAAATGATAATGAAGAACTTTCTAATGATTTATTAGAAATTCAAATAGAAACTGGTAATTCATTAGAATTAAAAGAACGTGTAGCATCATTATTAATATCATTTATAGAAATTGAAATAGACAATAAAAAGACTATTAATCTAACTTATGATGAAATTAGTAAAAAGGTTAATCGTTATAAAGATATAGAAAGACAAAGAATTTTTGAGAATTTAGGAAGATTGAGTATTGAAGATAGAAAGATAGAAGATACAAATAAGCGTTATAAATTAGGGGATTGGAATATAGGTATGCAAAAAGGTATTTTTCAATATGATCCTGCTACATATGATCGAGAAAGAAATAATTTATTTACCGATATAAATGATGTCGAAGAAACTGAAAAAGAATTAGAGGCATTTGATATAGATGAATTAGACAATTTAGATAATCAAGAAATTAATGATGATTATAATAGAGATACTTTTAATTTTGAAGAATTACAAGATGATTTAGATGATTATAATTCTGATTTTGATGATACATTTGATTAAATTTTATTTTACATAATTTTTTATATTGATATTTTAATTACATATTAATATAATGAAAGGATTTATTAGATATAACAAACTAAGTATTGCTATAATAATTTTTATTATTAACTTTTTCATTGTTCATACATTAAAACCAGCAATGTTATATGAAGATGATGGCTCTTTTAGACAATTTGGAATAGGTTATCAACATAAAACTATTATTCCTATATGGTTAGTTTCTATAATAATTGCTATATTCTCTTATTTGTCTGTAATGTATTATTTAGCGTATGCATAACCATATTTTCATCCATTTTTAGTATATAAATAAAAATGGATCAACCATCTCTAATAGAACCGAATGTAAAAAATTATTTATTTAATACGTTACAAACATGTCACGCTAATCGAGTAAATATATATTTTTATGCTCTCAATATAGGTATATTTATCATTTTTTGTATTATTACTGGTTTTATTTTATACAGGTGTTATACACAAAAACCTAGTGAGTATGAAAAACAAAGAAAACTTATAAAAGATCAAGAATATGTATTATCTAAAATTAGATATTACCAAGATGAAAGGAAAATGAATGAAGAATCACAATATTCTACGATTTCAAATTTACCAATCATGCACGGTTAATATATAATTTTATTATCTGCATAATCTATAATTACTACTATGAGTATTCTTGAAAAACGTGAAGAAATAATCGAAAATAATAATACCGCACAAAAACAATTATTAGATATTTTAGACAATTATTCAAGACATGAAACTACATTATATATACGAGAACCTTTACATGGCGATATTGATTTATTACCTTTACGTGAAGAGTTAGGTTTTAATCTAATTAATTCTATTCACTTTTCTAAGGGACAAATTACAAATATTAGTAATATTCCCAAAGGTATTGTATCTTTAAATTGTGATGATAACTTATTAACTTCTTTATTAAATTTACCTTCTACATTAGAATTTATAAGTGTTCATAATAATCTTATTAGTGATATTAACATATTTGAATTAAAAAAACTGACTAATCTTAATATTTCGCATAATAGAATCACTCAACTAGAATATCTACCTTCAAGCTTAGTAGAATTAAATTGCGAATCTAATGATTTATATACTTTAGATTGTAGCAATTTAATCAATTTAAAAATTTTAAACGTTTCTAATAATAAAATTACAGTTATTGATAATTTACCTGAAAATTTAGATATATTTAAATATGATAACAACCCTAGTATTGAATTCAGAAATTCTGATATTAATATTATAACAGCAGGTAATAAAGAAGTTGTAGAAAAAAATACAAATTATAAGGAAGCATTAAATGAATATTTTAGATTAAAAGATCAATATGAGAAAGGTATTCTAGAAGCTAAAAGACGTATTTATAATAACGCTAATAATACTAAAAAATTAGCAAAGCGTTTAGCTAGTCAATATAAACCTAAATGTATTAATTGCAAGAGGGAAGTAGGAACTATATTTAAAAAACAAGATAGTAAATATTTAGCTATATGTGGTGATAATAATACTCCATGTTCTCTTGATATTAAAATTTTTACTTCTGAGTATAACCAGTTTATGTGGTTATTTGATTTTTTTAAAGGTGAATTTGATAAAGTAAAAGATTCAATTATTAGACAAAAATTAGACACATTATTTAATTACATTACAGAAGAAGAATCTGTATCATTATTCAAAGATAAAATAACTGAATATAATGATGATAACCAGCTATACAATCAATATATTGAGGACTATAATAATTTATATCATAACAAAGAAACATCCAAGAGAATATCAGAACTACAAATTGAGTTATTTAACTATATTGAGAGAAGTAAAGATTTGATACGAGAGTATAAAAAAACTAATAATCATGAATTTTTAAAATCAGCAATTGATTTACAAATTAAAGATATAGCACCTACTTCTATTCAAATTAGAACATTAAAACATAAGATTATGGAAATTATTAAGATTCAAGACCCAAATAAAATGTTCCCAACTAATCATTTATTCCAATATCCTTTACTATTAAATGATATAGAGTACGGTTCAGCTGAACAACCCCGAGTTATAAAATATAATATATAATTTTATTTCATACTTTAACTATAAAATAAAATATTTAGCAGTCATTATAATTTGAGATTCCATCCCATATAATACCAAATTTATTTGCCCAATCTTTTTTGGCACATAGTTCGCTACCTACAGCTTTCCATTCTTCGTCTGAAAAATCAATAGAACCATTACCTTCTGTTATACCAGGTGTTGCTTCTGTAAATTGTGCGTCTAAACCACCATTATCGTATATATGACCTGTGTTTTTTTCACCATCTAGTGGTATTTTACATTTTATTTCTTCATCTTGTGTAACCTCCCAATAATCAGGACAAGTATTTGAGTGTGGTGGATAAGCTACGGTTCCTTCACCATATGACATAATTATACCAATATACGTTAAAATTCCAATTAATGCTATTACAGCTATTATTAATACTATTGTATAAAAATTATCCATTATATACTAATTCTATACATTTTTGTCACTAAATATAAAATATATTTAGTATTAGTTGTTAATAACGTTTATTTGTCATACTAAAATATATACCAAATATATAAATAAAATGAATTCAAGCTTAAAACCTGATAGTATAAATACAAATCATCAAATCATTGATAGCGAACGTTATAATGGTAGAATTAATATTGTATCCCAACCATCAACTGATGTTGTTTTTAAAATGCAAGAAAAAATAGCTATTAAAAATAAAACTTCTGAATACAGAGAAGGTCTTGGCAATGATTGGGAATCTAATATTCTAGCACAAGTATATTTTTCAGAAGGGAATATTCAAATTATACAAAATGGTCTTCGCGCAGGAGTATATAAAGCATCTGATAATAAATATATAATTGCTCCTCAAAATATTGATACACTTAAAATTATTATGAGAAGTATTTATTTACAACACGCAGAACATAGGGAAGAAGATATTACTGGACAAGTAGAAGAGCTAAACAATTTAGTATTAGAATACGCAATACCATCTGTATATAAATCGGCTGTTAGTTATATGAAATATTGTCAAGACCAAAGCACATTAGTTGTTCCACTTGAATTACCACGTAATCATGACCGTGATTACAAACAACTAGAAACTAAAAAGTTTATGTAATATTCTTTAATTAATAAATAATGTAAAATCTTTATTTATTAATATTTTATATATTAATGATTATAATAACTAAAAGTTTCAATAGTTGTACCCAAACATTTATATACGTTAATAGTTTCTTAATACGTGAATATTACCCAAAATATGATCAAACTTATGAGAAACAAATAGCATATCAAAAAAATTATGAAATTGCTAAAACAATCGCAAAAGAAAAATATATTGAAGAACAAGAGAGAAAAAAACTACATATAAAGAAAACCTTTGCTGAAATTTGTTTTGGTTAATGATATTTATAGTAATTTTTATAATAATACCCAATTATAATACTATTACCAAAGTGCCAAATTGTTCTATTATAAATATTCCAATATCCTACCCATTTCATATGGAAGAATCCAATACAACCCATTGACCAAGGGAGTAATAATATAGGAAATTTATTTGTAGCTTTAATCATAGTTGATGTATATACAACAGATTTTACTATTTCTACATTGGATACTAGTTTCATACAACTATACATTTTTATTAAATCTTGTATAAACGAATATTTCATCCAACTACCACCACAACATATTATTATACTTACACCATCCATCCATTCTATTAGTTTTGTCTTAAAGTTATTCTTATATAATATTAGCTGTTTATCCTTTTCTCCATTATTAAATAATCTATATATTAAAGTGTAATTATAGTCTTCATACATATGATATAGAGAACTACAATATGCTAATACATTCATTCTATCCTGAACTATCCTTGGAATCTTATAATAAAATGGAATAAATGAAAATAATAAAGATGATACACCAGAGTTATAAGGATATATCATAAATATAGTATATTATATTATATAGATGTTTTTACAAGTAAAAAAATATATTTGTTCAAATAAGAAGCAAGTTGTTATAAATGATATACAAGAATATGAGTATAATAATAGCAATCAATGTAGATACAAAAATAAATACTGTAAAGAAGATAATTGCGTAAATACTTTCTGTAATAAAGTATATACAATTATAAAATATTGGTGTTTCAAACCATACAAAATTGAATAACTTTATTATACTTCTATATTTATAACTTTGAAGAATGAATAAAGAAAATATAAACTGTTTAAAAAATAATATCCAAGTGGATATGGATGTTAAAGAATATATAACAAATAATAAATATCCTAATTATTTAAAAAAAACTTCTTTTACTGAATATATTACTATGAAAAATAAACATCCAATATTATACGATTATGAATATCATAATTACAACTATACTAGCACTTATGATACAATAAATGTAAAAGAAATAATGAACAAATGCGATAACTTAATAAAGTGCATGACAGAAAATGAACCTGAAATTGAAAAATGCCCTATATGTTTAACTGAATTTGAAGAGACTAATTATGTAATTCCTAAATGCAAACATAAGGTATGCGCTATATGTTTTACTAATAATATTAAATACAATAAACATACAGGTGATTGTTGTGTGATATGCCGCCAACAAATATCTTAATGCCAACTAAAGGAATTGAACCTTTATTTCACCCCCGCAATTAGGGTTACTCGTAACCAACCAAGGCAATATATTGTTAGAAAATAATTAAATAATATTCCAATTTAATTGAAATGCTATAAATAACCACGCTAATACAGGTATTAATACTATTTTAGAATATGTATGTTTATGCATAGACATACAACATATAAGAATAGCTATAATAAGGGAAATTGTATATAAAGCTATTTTTTTTTTATTAAAACATGCGAATATTACAATCCATAATGTTAATAATATTGTGCATAATCCATGCATTAAATCTAATTCTACAGATGAAATCGCATTTACCCAGGAAAATCCTAATAAAATATATAAAATAGGCCACACTATCTTAAATACAATCGCAGGTGGTCGTTGATTTAATGAACCACCTTCGTCTTTAGATATTTTACATATACTGGATATTCCAAATCCGGATAAAAGAGGAGTCCAAAATCGCCAATTTTGTATATAATCCATATTATAATAAAAAAATATATTTTTTTAGTACCCTTACAAATTAATTCATATAATTATTAAATTTCTTTTTTTTATATATTATATTTTTTTTATCATGTGGATATGATGATAATTCTATAACTTCTAGTTCATCTGTATCCATTAAAGTTATATTTTTAATCCAATTAAAAGGCATAGAACGTGTGCCAGG